GGGGTTCGAACCCTGTTACCGCCGTGAAAGGGCGGTGTCCTAGACACTAGACGAATGGGACGCATCGACTTCGAGATGAGATGGTGGTGGAGCCTAGCGGGATCGAACCGCTGACCTCAACACTGCCAGTGTTGCGCTCTCCCAGCTGAGCTAAGGCCCCACATCTCGTGAAGACGGGGCGTATGATACTGATCCCCCCACCTTCGTCAACGGGAAAACGAGAATTTCCTGCTGCGCTCGATATCCTGGCCGCCGGCGTGCTCGCGCTCCTCATGTAGCAGGCTACACTCCGGGCGCTGCGCTCCGGCGACGACCAGTTTACCGTCGCTCGCGACGGAACTTCAGCGTTTTACTATGACATTAGAGTTCGCGGAACTCCTTCTCGAAGCGCTTGGTCTGCTTCTTGGAGACACCGCCCAGCACTTCGATGGCATGACGAAGGCGCGCACGCGTCATGTCAGACCCCAGGATGGCCATGGCATCCATGACCGAGGTGCTCGATGACGACCCGGTGATGGCGATGAAGACCGGTGCCAGAAAATCCTTCATCTTGAGCTCGAAATGCGCCGACAGTGCCTTCACCTCGCCCAACAGGGCTTCCTTGTTCCAGGCCGGGACGGCTTCGAAGCGCCAGACCAGGAACTGCAGCAGTTTCAGCAAGGACTCCCGCTCGAGCTTGACCTGGGCGAAGCTATCCTCATCGATGCTCGGCAGCCCGGAAAAGAAATGCCCGGCCAACGGCATCACCTCGGAAAGCGTCTCCACACGAGGACGTACCTGGGCAGAATCTCGCGCACATAGCGTCGTTGAAAGCCACGTTTTCAATGCCTCCAGCAGAGCATCGTCATCGAGGTCCTCGCGAATATAGAGGCCATTGAGCCAGGTCAGTTTCTGCAGGTCGAAAACCGGCCCACCCAGAGAGACGCGCTGGATATCGAAATGCGCCATCATCTCGTCGAGGGTGAATTTCTCCCGCTCATCAGGCATCGACCAGCCCATGCGACCCAGGTAGTTGGCCACCGCCTGCGGCAGAAAGCCCATGCGTCGATAGTAGTTGATCGATGTTGGATTCTTGCGCTTGGACAGCTTGGACTTGTCCGGATTGCGGAGCAAAGGCATGTGCACAACGCCGGCATCGGCCAGCCGAAGTACTCGTAGAGCAACTGGTGCTTGGGTGCGGAATTGATCCATTCCTCCCCGCGCAGCACATGCGTGATGCCCATCAAGTGATCGTCGACCACATTGGCCAGATGATAGGTCGGCATGCCATCGGACTTGAGCAGGATCTGGGCATCCACCTGCGCCCAATCCACCTCGATGGTGCCACGCAGCATGTCCTCGACCACACAGGTCCCATCGGTCGGCACCTTCATTCGCACCACATGAGGCCATCCCTCACGCTCGCGACGCGCCACTTCCTCCTCGGGCAAGGCCAAGTCATCAGGCTTCAAGGCCAGATGCTGACCAGCGGCCTTGCGTTCCTCCCGCAAGGCATCGAGCTCCTCGCTGGTTCGGTAGCACTTGAAGGCATGGCCCGCATCAAGTAACTGCCGAGCATACTCGACGTAGATATCACCGCGTTCACTCTGCCGGTAGGGACCATGAGGCCCGCCACATCCGGCCCTTCATCCCATTCGAGCCCCAGCCAGCGCAGCGAATCGAGGATCATCTGCTCGGACTCGGCGGTGGAGCGCAGGCGATCAGTATCCTCGATACGCAGGATGAACTGACCACCCTGCTGACGTGCAAAGCACAGGTTGAACAGGGCAATATAGCCGTGCCGACGTGAGGATCCCCGGTGGGGGACGGAGCGATACGAGTACGTACGGTCATGTCGTCCTAGGTCCGATCAATGAAAAGAAGCCTGGCACCAGGGCGGTTGACCGCATTATACGCACCCAGCAAGCCATCCGCAGGGCCCTTCGTCATGCCACCGGGAGATGTCACGGCATCATGCGCACACCGTCCGGCTCGATGCGCAAGGACCACCGCGCCTCGACGACCTGCCCCAGGCCATGCTCGGAACTCACGACCCAGGGGCCACTGAGATGCTCCCCCGTTGCCCCAAGCGGGATTGCACGGCTGAAGGTTGAACACTGATCGGCGGCATCGTCACGCGGAGCCGGTAGATCCCCTCGGGCAGCCCGCTTCCCGGCCCGAAAGGCCCCGCAGTAAAGCCATCAGGCCGACCTCGACCCTTTCCCGCCAGCTCACACCACTGGCATCGCGCTCTGCCATCACACGCAATCGAGTGCCCGGCGGCAAGTTGGTCGTCCCCTCGACCAGCAGTCGACTCGACGCATCCAGACGTATCGACATATCGAAGGCGACATCCTGATCGAAGGGTGCCGGCTCGGCCACACGCTCCGCCTCTTCCCCCTCTCCCGGCTGGGTGGCCTCTTCCGGTTGGGCGACACCACCGAGGCGTTCTGTCGCCCCACTGTCTTCCTGCTCCCCGCCATTGCCGCACCCCGCCAACAACGACAGCATGAGGCCCGCCATGACTCGATGCCATCCGTTCATGCATCTTCCCTCGATCCGAGGATGAGCTGTCAGATTATCATTCCCCCTTGCTCCTTCCGATACATCAGGGGACATTATCCAACGAAAATCGCCCTGATCTCGGGCTGCAAGCACGGCCATCGCCTTCAGGCGGCCCCTTTCAGGGCCGCCTGTACGGTTCGCAGGATGTCTGTCAGCCGAGCGCATCCAGCATCTTGAGGACCGAGCTCTTGGGCTTGAGTGACACTTGCTGGTGCAGGCGAACGGATACTTCCCGCACGGAGATCAATCCTCGTATCTGCCGATGCGCATTGTCCCGCACCAAGCAGTACGGCTCGCCCGCTTCCCGCAGTAGCCACCAGATCCGCCACGGTGGCATTCACCAGGTCGCCATAGTCGAGTGCCGGCATGGAGGAACGAGGCAACATCAGGTCGGCTGCGGTCAGGCTCTCGCGATCGATGCCAAGAGTCGTCTGGGCAGCAATCAGGCTCTGCTCCGAGAGACGCTCCTGGGACAACAATCCGATGAATTCCCGTTGGCGATCGACCACCAGCTTGCAATCCACCTGCTCCGAGGCCATCGAATTGGCGGCCCACAGAGCCGGCGTCGAGGCACTGATGGCACGAGGACGATACTGGCGAAAGTCCATCATCAGACTCAAGGCCGGCGAGTCGCCTTCAATGTCGAAGAATTCCTGGGGAGTCACCAGATGGTCGGCGATATCGAGTCGTGACAAGGGCAAGAATTTCATTTGGCAAACCTCTGAACAGCCCGCGTCGGCATGGCCCATAGCGCGGGAGACATTCTCGGAAACGGCCCGTGACGGACCAGGATGTTGAAGAGAAGGATTCAGAGGTACTGTGGCGGAGCCCGGATAGACAGCGACGTGCGATGGCGGTGGCCATGCGCGGAAGAAGGTGACACCAGGCCCGATGCCGGGGCGCCCCACGAAGCGAGAAAGACGAAAGCGGCAAGCTGATCGCTGTCCCCTTCGTGCGTGTCCGACAGCGGCGTTCCTGGTTGGAAAGCATCCCACGAGAAGGCCGTCGTCAGCGCCTTGTCCGAAGCCTGCACGCCGGCCAGCCCCACAGGCGACGTCGACAGCATGGCGCCGACAATCAGAAAGGCCAGACAAGCAGTGACAAAACGACGCATGGACAGACGCTTCCCCCAAAGAGAAGATAAACTGGGGTGTTTCCCTATACATTTCCAAGTTACTGCACTGACCGCAGTAGCACAAGAATGTTTCCGCCCTTCACTTCCATCATGGCCACTCGTCGGCGGCGCATGACATCCCGAGAAGTTCGGTTGCCCGACATGGCACTGCCAGGTCAGTGCTGCATCACCCCCGTCGGGAAAGCCTTCCTCCCAGCATGCCTGCCTATGCCGAGTAGTCCGTCTTTCGTACAATACCGCCCATCGAAAACCGCACTGCCGGCATGTCACCCATGATGCACCACTCGATCATGGAACAGAGACGCCGCGCCATACCTGATAGGCAGAAGATGCATCAAGGTCGGTTCTGGACGGCATTTAGAGGGTATTGACGTGATCGGACGACACCGACACGAAGGATAGCAATCTGATATGACGAGACATAACGCCGCAGACGAGGCGCGCCGCTTTTCTGTGGCCCCCATGATGGATTGGAGCGCAGGCTGACAACCACCGCTCTCATCGCTATCAAGTACCAAAAATGACGTACCTCGCAAGAACCGACTGACGATCTCAGCCGGTTCTTTGCGTTAGTACCCTACCCTACTAACCAGTACCTGCGAGCAAGTGCGAAAACTGCATAAAAGCGCATAACAGAATGACTGGGTAGAACGCCTCCCACGCCAGTAATGGCAAGCCTTGGAGCTAGAGCGCATGAATGCATAAAAACCGACCTATCTAGAGCGCGGGCGGGGCGGGGTGTCGACGGCGCGCGGCAGGGCGCAGCAAGGGTCGGAAGAGAGCTAGGTGCCCGTGTGAGGCGTGATCGTAGATCAAGCCTCAGGTCGCCAGGCGAGCGCACAGCCGGTAGACGTTCTATAAAGTGCGTCTAAACGAGGTTGGCCGCGAGGCCTCACAAAAAGGCCGCCCAATGGGGCGGCCTGTAGCGCGTCGATGATCGGTGAGCTGGAGAGCCGGCGGACTAATGCCGGGTCGGATCGAGACCGGAGCCTCGTCGCCGCTAAGCGAGTAGGGGTCGAACTGCACGATCTCCTCGCCGGCCCACTCGTTGATCTCGCGCATCGTGGCCTGCAGGGCTCAAGCTCGTTGGCGACGAAGACCCTAGCCGCTTTCTCGACGTCGCCGAAGCCACCGGTGTTCTGGGGGATGATGCCCATCAGCTGCGGCGGGATGCGGTGGCCGGCGAGCTGGTCATCCCGGGTGATGTTCTTGATGTTCCAGAAGTCATCCTTCGCAGCGACCTCAGAGACCGGGATCACCTGCACCCCATCCTTCTTGCCATTCGGCGAGTAGAGAAACAGGTTTCGGAAGTTGCCAGGGCCTTTCGACTCCTTGAGCGCGGTGCGCATGGCGTCGATGTCTTTCTGATCGTGCGCCGGGTCATTGACGTACATGATGAACCCGGCATGACTGCCGTTGAGATAGTAGCGCCGCCGAAACAGGGTGGCGCTCTCGTTGAGCCAGGCAGATTGCAGGCTGCCAGGTAATCCGGCACCCCATAGATTGCCTGGTCGATATCCGGCTCGAGCAGGTGCACTACCTGCCCTTTGGCAGCTCGGTGCGCTCGATGTAGTTGGGCACCCACCAGTAGCGATCAGCCCCCTTGCCGCCGCGGCGCATGTATTTGGCCCCCAGATGGCGAAACGGCAGCCGCTTGCCCAAACGTCCACGTACCTCTTCGAGGTAGGCATTGCCGAACACCAGATAATCCAGGGCCAGGGAGGAAAAAGCGCGTCGGCCGAGCAATGGATGCGGCTTAAAGGTGCGCAGCAAGATATTGCGCTTCACTTGGAGTGCCGAACCATGGTGTGCCGTGGCCCGGTAGGTCTTAGCCAGGATCGACATCGGCACCGGCGGCTCGTACCACTCATCGGCCGACAGCCAGATACCCTCATAGAACACATCGCGCATGCTGGTCACCGGCTCGGGATCACCGAAGTTGAACGCCTCGGCGCGGGGCGCGGGCATCGCAGTGGCGGAGTAACCCGCCGGCAGACGGACGCGGGGTTTGCTGGCAGTGGCGGTCATTCGTAGATCTCCATGACGGATCGGCCGGCCCCCTCAGCTGGGCCGTCGATCGGTTCGTGACTGAGGCGTGCATGGTGGCCCAGGCCAAATCGGCATGGCCGGTGGCCTGGCTGCGGCCCGAGGTGTAGGTGTACTGGCGGCCGCTTGCGGTCAATTCGCGCTTAATGGCCATGAACGACTGGGCAAGATCCGACCAGCCGGCATCGAATTCCAGGCGATTCTTGCGCATGATCTGCTGCGCTTGCATGACGAGCCGGCCCTTGACTGCCGGGTCATAGCGGAAGCGGGTGAGCGTGGGGAACCACTTTTCGACGTGCTCGGCGACCGCCTCGCCGAGGCCGCTGACGTCGATGCCGATATGCTCGATGCGATAACGCTGGGTGAGCTTGCGAATCTCTGCCGCCTGGGCTTCGTAATCCTCCCCCTTGAGACGTTGCCGCTCCAAGAGGCGATGTCGCTCGTCGGCACTGCGCGCGGGCAACACCACCACCAGCCCGGCACCGTCGCCATCCTCACCGGTGCCGGTCGGGTCATAGCCGACCCATACGCCACGGTCCCCCACCGGGCGCGGCGCATACGGTCGGTAGTCGTTCCACACCTCCCAACTGTCAACCATACAGGGGTGCACCAGGCTGAGCGGAAATGCCGACTGGCTGTCGTCGACGAACTGACACATCAGCAGGTTGGCGTACTCGTCGGGGCTGTACTCCAGCTTGAGCTGCTCGAGGTCGAACAGGTCGCAGCCACCGGCGATAGCGTCCTCAACGGTGACGATCTGCCGCCAGTGGCCATCCGGGCAGCGAGCCCCCTCGGCCAGCGCCGCGTGGCTGACGTCGAACTCCTGGCGCTCGCTCTTCTTGCGTCGCTTGTTGAACAGCTCGCCGGACCAGAACGGATAGCTTCATGCCCCAGACTGGACGGCGTCGAGAAGTAGGTCTGTCGCCACTTCTTGTGCATGGCCATGCCACTGGTGACCTTGCGGAACTCCTGGAAGCGGTGGATCCAGAAATACTCATCCAAGTAGACGTCACCGTGATAGCCTGGGCCGTCTTCGAATTGGTACCCAGGAAGTACAGCTCAGCGCCATTATCGAGCACGATCGGGTCGCCCTTGAGGTCGACGTCGCAGGTCTCCTTCACGAACTGAACGATGTAGCTCCGAAAGATGTGAGCCTGAGCCTTGCTGGCCGAGAGGAATATCTTGTTGCGGCCGGTTTTGAACGCATCGACGATCGACTCCCGCGCAAAGTACCAGGTAGCGCCAATCTGACGGCTCTTGAGGATGTTGCGGATCCGATGCCGCTCGCCGGCGCGCAGCCACTTGCGCTGATATTCGAACAGCGATTCCAGGAATGCCGTTTCCAGGGCCTCGAGCTGCTCGTCGGTCAGGGCATTCCGCCGGGGCTTCTTCTTCGGCCCGGCGTTACGGGCCTCGATGTTCGGGTTGAGGTCGGCCTCGCGGCCGGTTTCCTGGTAACGGTGTACCCGGGCCAGCCGCTCGATCTGCCGGCCCAGCAGGTCGATCTCCTTGAAGTCTCTGCCTTCTTTCGACTCCTTGCCGATCAGTTGCACCAGGCGCGCCTCGAGCGCCCCCTCCACCCGTTCGGTGGGGCTGGCTGCCTCCCAACCATCGCGCTCCTTCCAGCTATGCACCGTCGGTGCCTTGATATCGAGAAACTCGGCAATACGCGCCACCCGCCAGCCTGCCAGTAGAGATGGCGGGCCGTCAGGCGCGGGGAATTCGGGGTGTCGGGTAGCGGTGTCGTCATGCCGCCAGCTACCCGCGAGATCATCTTGGCAACCGGCCATGGCGTTGTATATCAGCCATCTACAACACCCGCGCGTTGAGCAATGCGCGCCAGGGGCAGAACCTGTCGGCAACGTTCGCTGATACCGCAACCCAAAGAGGCGCTCATGGCCAAGTTCCGCGTCGCCACCGAAGGCGCAACTACCGACGGCCGCACGATCTCACGCCAGTGGATCGAGCAGATGGCCAAGAATTTCGATCCTGCCAAATATGGCGCACGGGTCTGGATGGAGCACGTTCGCGGCATGTTCCACGATGGCCCGTTTCCTGCCCTGGCGACGTCACCGCCGTGGAAGCCAGGGAGGTCGAAGACGGCAAGCTCGCCCTGTTCGTCGAGATCGATCCCACAGACAAGCTCAAGCAGATCAACGAGCAACGTCAGAAGGTCTACACCTCCATCGAGGTCGACCCGGAATTCGCCGACACCGGTGAAGCCTACCTGGTCGGCCTGGCCGTCACCGACACCCCGGCCAGCCTCGGCACCGACATGCTGCGGTTCAGCGCCCAGCAAGGCGACAAGTCACCATTGGCCGCCCGTAAACAGACGCCGCACAACGTCTTCACCGCCGCCGTGGAGACCCAGCTCGATTTCTCCACGCCCAACGAGCCGGAAGGCCCCTCCCTGGCCGAACGCGTCAAGGCGCTGTTCAAGCGTCACGACGCCAAGACCAAGGAGGACTTCGCGGCGTTCCGTACCGAGCTCGAGCAAACTCTCGAGCTGTTCGTCGAGAAGCACAACGCCCTGCGCGAGGAACTCGAACGGCGCCCGAGCGCCGAGGCATTCCACAAGCTGCAAGCGGCGCACCAGCCACGCGCACCAAGCTCGACGAACTCTACACCCGACTCGACAACACCCCCGACACACCGGCCCGCACTCCCGCCCTTGGCGGCGACGGTGGCGTCGAGCAAACCGACTGCTGAGGATCCCCAATGCGCAACGATACTCGTCAAGAATTCAACCGCTTCGCCCAACGCATCGCCCAGCTGTCGGGGGTACCCAGTGCTGCCGAATCCTTTGCGGTCGAGCCCAGCGTCCAACAGACGCTGGAAAACCGCATCCAGGAATCCAGCGAATTCCTGGGCAGCATCAACATCATCGGCGTCGACGAGCTCAAGGGCGAAAAGCTCGGCCTGGGCCTTTCCGGCCCGATCGCCGGGCGCACCGACATCACGGCTCACGATCGTACCCCGCGCGACCTGACCTCACTGGATGCCACTGGCTACGAGTGCCGCTCCACCGAGTTCGACACCTACCTGCTGGAGCAAGCTGGATGCCTGGGCCAAGTTCCCCGATTTCCAGGCCCGGGTGCGGAACCAGATCATCCGCCAGCAGGCGCTCGACCGGATCATGATCGGCTTCAATGGCACCTCCGCCGCCGTCGAAACCGACCGCGTCGCTAACCCGCTGCTCCAGGACGTCAACATCGGCTGGCTGCAGCACTACCGCGACAACGCGCCGGCGCGCGTGATGACCGGCGGCGGAACCGACGGTGAGGTACGCGTCGGCCCGGGTGGCGACTACGAGAACCTCGACGCCTGGTCTACGACGTCGTCAACGAGATGATCGATCCGTGGCACCGCGAATCCACCGCACTACGTGCGATCTGCGGTCGCAAACTGCTCGCCGACAAGTATTTCCCGCTGATCAACAAGGACCAGCCGCCCACCGAGCAGCGCGCCCTGGACATGATCGTCAGTCAGAAACGCATGGGCGGTCAGCAGGCCGCGCGGGTGCCTACATGCCGGACGGCACGCTGCTGATCACCCCGCCGGAGAATCTCTCCATTTACTGGCAGCGCGGCAGCCGTCGCCGCTACCTGCGCGACGAACCCAAGCGCAAGCGGGTGGAGAACTACGAGAGCAGCAACGACGCTACGTCGTGGAAGACTTCGGCGCCGGCTGCCTGGTCGAGAACATCGTCTTGGGCGACTGGACCGGCGCCTAAGGAGGACTGAATGCACAGCCCCGCCCGCAAGCACTTCCAGCGTGTCTCCGCCGCCCAGGCGGCGGGGGCCGCCGACCCCAATCGCCCGCAGACCGGCGAGCAGTACGAGCTGCACGCCGCCGCACTGTGGAGGCCCGTCGCACCCTCAAGGCATCAAGTCCACCGAAGCCAAGATCGCCAAGAAGCGCGAGCTGCTGCCCGAGTTCGACGCCTACGTCGCCGGCGTGCTTGAAGGCGGCAACGGCGCCCAGGACGACGTCATCGTCACCGTCATGCTCTGGCGGCTAGATGTCGGCGATCTGCCGGCGCACTGGCCATCGCCGAGTATGCACTGCGGCATGGACTGGACACCCCAGACCGCTTCGAGCGTGACACGCCCAGCATCGTCGCCGAACAGCTGGCCGAGGAAGCCATGCGGCAGTTGGAAGCACCGCATGACGACACCGACGAGGCCGGGCTCAGGCCGCCAACGAGGCCGCCGAACTGGCCATGCACCTGACGCGTGCCGAAGCACTGACCCGCGACGCCGACATGCATGACCCATCCGCGCCAAGCTGCACAAGGCGCTGGGGTATGCCGAGCGAGCCCGGGGCGGCCACGCCGCCGAGGCCCTCGCTCACCTGAAACGCGCCTGGTGCTCAACGACCGTGCCGGGGTGAAGAAGGACATCGAGCGCCTCAAGCGCGAGGTGAAGAACGCCGGCGAACAGGCCAACGCCTGACGCCGCCACCGAGTCGCACGCCGACGCCAAGGGGGCACCAGGGTGAGAGCGGCCCCGGCCCAACTCGCCACCCCGGTCCACCCCCTTCCTGACATCGAGACATCGCCATGTCCTTGATCGCCGCCGGTACCGGCACCGCCCCTGCCGACCTTGAGACGCTGGAGAACAACGGTTTCTGGCCAGACATCGCGCCGGCCGACTTCCGCGAGGCCACCCGGCTGGACGGCACCGTCACCGTGCCCCGGCTGGTTCAGGCGTTGCAGATCGCCATGGCCGATATCAATCGCCAGCTCGCCGAGTGGCAACAGGTGCGACAGAACGACGGCACCGCCACCCTGGATGATGTCACCGCCCCGGCCTGGGCATTGCCAGATCACTACGCGGTGCTTTACCGCCGCGCCGTCTACGCCACCGCGCACGCCTCGCTCCTCGAGCGCTATCGCGACGTCTCCGCCACCGGCGAGGGCGACGAGCGCGGCGAGGCAAAGGACAACGTCGCCGACGACGTACGCCGAGACGCCCGCTGGGCCGTGGCCGAGATTGAGGGGCGTCACCACACCACCGTGGAGCTGATCTGAGATGCCCGAGGTGCGCACCCACCAGGCGAGACTCTGGACCGGCTCTGTTACCGGGTGCTCGGCCGCACTGCCGGTGTCACCGAGCAGGCACTCGCGCTCAATCCGGGGCTGGCCGAGCTAGGCCCGGTGCTACCTCACGGCACCCTGGTCACGTTGCCCGACGAGCAGGCCGCTGCGCCGCCCATCGCCGACACCATCCAACTCTGGACCTAGAGGACCCCATGGCCGAACCCAGCACCACCGCCGCCGCCGGTACCGCCAGCCTCATCGCTGCCCTTCTCGCCCTGCTCCCAGGGATCGATCCCGATGCCGCGATTGGCGCCTTCTGTGGCGCCCTTTTGTTCTTCATCAGCGGCAAGCAAGAGTTTCCGCTTTGGATAAGGCTCGCCTACCTGCCGATCTCCTTCGTTATCGGCTACCTGGGCGGGCCCTCCCTGCTCGGCGACTACCTGGAAGCCACCGCCGTCTCTGCCTTCATCGGCGCCTCTATCACCGTTACCGCCGGGATCCGGGTCATTGAGAGCGTCCGCACTCTCGATCTCAAAGCCTGGCTAGGACCAGGGGGGAAGAAATGAGCGTCTTCACCGATATCGCGATCCTCGCCGCCATCATCAGCGTGTTTCGCATCCTCACGTTTCAGCGTCGAGGCAGTCGCTATCGCCGCGGCATCGGACTACTGGCCTGGCTGGTCTCCTGTGCCACGTCATCGTGATCGTCAAGCTACCCACGCTCGACCTGCCGGACCCTGCCGCCGCCGGATTGGCCCTGGTGCTGGTGGCCATCGCCGCCCTGCTGCTGCGCACCCGGGGTAACCTCGCCCACCTACTGCGCCCGCCCTGGAGGTACTGATGCTTCAATATGCCGCCCTGCAGGAAATGACCCTGTTCATCTCCGCCGGCCATAGCGACCGTGATCCCGGCGCGTGGCCCACGGCCAGACCGAGGCCGCCATCGTCCTCGAGTTCCGCGACCTGCTAGCCGACTACCTGGCCGAGCGTGTGATTTTCGACCGGGACGGGGATCCTGGCGAGAACCTTCCGCTTCGTGACGCCGTAGACGCCGCCAGGAGCCACGACCTGGCCGTCGAGTTTCATTGCAATGCGGCGGGCAGCCCGGCCGCCACCGGTGTCGAGACACTCAGCGCCGGCCACCACTACCCGTTGGGCAACGCCCTTTGCCAGAGCATTGCCGACGCCTGGGCATTGCCAATCGCGGCGCCAAGGGGGAGGCCAGCGGGCAGCACAGCCGGCTGGCCTACATCAGCCAGGGCGGGGGCATCCTCGTCGAGCTGTTTTTCCTGACCAACAAGCACGATCTGGCCGCCTACATCGCCAATCGGCGCCGCTGCGTCGAGGCTGTGGGCGATGTCTTGATCAACGCGATCTGTGAGCCGGCCCTGGAGCGCCAGGTATGACCCGCGTGCAGCTGATGGTCATGGCCGGGGTGCTCGCCTGCGCCGCGACCGGAGGCTGGTTCGCGCGGGGCTGGCTCGAGGACAGCCAGCGCCTCGGCGCCATGCAGCTGCCGAAGCCGCCATCGATGCTGCCATGCACGCGAATCGACGATCGCCCGTGCCGTCGAGGACCGCCTGGCCGAACTCGAGGCCAACGAGCGCATCATCGACCGAGGAGTCATCCGTGAAATCGAGAAGCCTATCTATCGCCGCGTGTGCTTGAGCCTGATGCTATCCGCTTGCTCAACCACGCCGCCGCCGGCGCCTTTCCCGAACCAGCAGAACCTGATGCAGCCATGCTCGAAGACGCTGCCCCGGCTGACTGACGGGACCGGTGGCGACGTCGTGCTGACTATGAAGAGCTGGGCCAGTCAGTATCACGCTGCGCGACACGGCACAACGGCCTGATCGAGGCCCTGGAAGATCGCCCATGAACAAGCTCCATTCCCTGCGTGCTCATCTGATCCAGGCTGTGCCGGAACTCGAGCGCGACCCGGACAAACTGCTGACGTTCATCCAGGACGGCAACGTCGTCTTCGCGCGCGGGCAGCACCTCAGCCATGAGTACCGGGTCGACGCCCAGCTGGTTGTCACCGACTACAGCGGCAGCCTCGACACCTTGATGATCCCGCTGCTGCAGTGGCTCTCCCATTATCAGCCAGACCTGGTGCCCGAAGAAGCCGTGCGCCTCGAGGCCGAGATCCTGTCGAACAACAGTTGATCTTGCCCTGACCGTACGCCTCACCGAGCGTGTGGTCGCCCTCGTCGACTGTGAGGCCGGGCGCATCGACAGCCAACATCGCATGCCCGAGTACCCCATCGAGGCCTGCCCCGCCACGCACTGGCGGCTCTACGTCAAAGGGCCCCACGACGACGAATACCACCTGAAGCAGGAGTGGGGAAACGATGGCGGATGATCTCCAGGCCCTCGAGGACTGGGTCCAGCCGCTGATCGCCCAGCTCGACCGTAAGGCCCGCCGGCAGCTTGCTCGCAAGGTCGCCTGGAGCTGCGCCGTTCCCAGCGCGAGCGCATCAAGCCCAACGCAATCCCGACGGCACGCCCTACGAGCCCCGCAAGCCACAGCATCGTGCCCAGCAGGCGCCATCCGCCGGCGGGCCATGTTCAGCAAGATCCGCACTGCCCGCTATCTCAAGGCCAAAGGCACCGCCAAGGGAGCCGAGGTCGGTTTTACCAGCCATGTCGCCCACATCGCTCGCATCCATCAGGAAGGCCGCCGCGCCCTGGTCGATCGTGACGGCCCGCGCATCCGCTACCCGGAGCGACGTCTAATCGGCTACACCGCCGAGGACCGCGAACGGTCATGGAAACCGTCCTCCAGCACCTCGATACGTTGTAAACAGCGCATCTACAACGCCCATCGCTAGAGCTAGGCCCCCTCCCGCGCAACCATCGGCGACATGAGCGAACATCCCCTGCAAAGCGCCGCCGAGCTGCTGCGCCTGATCCACAACATTGCCCGCCTGGGCACCATTGCCGCCGTCGACCACGGGCGAGCCCGCGTGCGCGTTCGCGCCGGCGAGCTGCTGACCGCCTGGTTGCCCTGGATCGAGCACCGTGCCGGTACCACCCGCACCTGGAATCCGCCCACCGAGGGCGAACAGGTCCTGTTGATCTCCCCGGGCGGCGATCCGGCGGCGGCAGTGGCCATCACCGGGCTGTACCGCCAGGCACATCCTGCGCCGAGTGCGAGCGGGGATGTCTGGCACATCACCATGCCCGATGGCGCCGTCATCGAGTACGACCACGCCGTCAGCCATCTACAGGCCACCTTGCCGGGCAGTGCCGTCCTCGATGCCAAGGGGGCGGTTACCATCACCGCCGCCGGTGGCGCGACGGTCAATGCCAACACCGTCATCAACGGCAACCTCACCCTGAACGGCAATTTCAACCAGCCCGGTGGCACAACGACCACGATGAACGGCAACGTTGCCTTCACGGGGGCGGTGACCAGCAACGGCAAGGACATCAGCAGCCACCATACCCACACCGAAGTCGAGCGAGGCAGTGACACCTCGGGGAGCGTGTCCTGATGGCCGGGGTCGACCGGACCAACGGGCAACGCCTCGAGGGACTGGCGCATATCCGCCAGTCGGTGGCCGACATTCTGACCACCCCGCTGGGCTCACGCCTCATGCGTCGCGACTACGGGTCGCTGCTCCCCGAGCTGATCGACCAGCCCCTGCATGACGCCACCCTGCTGCAGGCCTATGCCGCCAGCATCATGGCATTGATCCGCTGGGAGCCACGTATCCGCGTCACCGCCATCCGCCGAAGCGTCAGCACCACCGAGCCGGGAAAGGTCGTTCTCGAGATCGTCGGCATCACCACCGACGGTGATAACGTCACCCTGGAGACCCCCTTGTCATGAACGACGCGATCGACCTTTCGCAGCTACCCGTTCCCAGTGTCATCGAGGAGCTCGACTACGAAGTCATCGTTGCCGAGCAGCTGGATGACCTGGTCGCGCGTTATCCGAGCTACGACGTGCCCGCCGAGTCCGACCCGGCTTACAAGATCCTCGAGGTTGCGGCCTACCGCGAAATGCTGGTCCGGCAGCGCGTCAACGAAGCTGCCAAGGCGGTCATGCTGGCCTATGCCAGACATGGGGATCTCGACAACCTCGGGGCACTTTTCAACGTTGGCCGGCTGCAGGTCGACCCGGGCGATCCCGAGGCCGTGCCACCGGTGCTCCCACGACATGAAACCGACGACGACTTTCGTCGGCGCATTCTGCTGTCGTTGCAGGGGCTCAGCACCGCCGGTCCCGAAGGCGCCTATATCTATCACGCGCTCTCTGCCGAGGGCGGTGTGCTCGATGCCAGTGCCACCAGCCCCACACCAGGGACGTCGTCGTCACCGTACTCGCCCGCGAGGGAAACGGCATCGCCGACCGCGCCTTGCTGCAGGCCGTGGATACCGCCGTCAATGCCGAGGATGTACGGCCCCTGACCGATCACGTCATCGTCCAGTCCGCCGAGATCATCGACTACACCATCACCGCCACCCTGTATTGCCTGCCCGGCCCGGATAGCCAGGTGGTGCTCGCCGAGGCCCAGCGACAGGCCCAGCGCTATGTCGAGCAGCAACACCGACTCGGTGTCGACATCACCCTGTCCGGCGTGTACGCCGCACTGCATCGACCCGGGGTCCAGCGCGTCGAACTCGAGAGCCCCACAGGCACCATCGCCATCGGTCCCACCCAGCCGGGTACTGCACGTCCATCACCTTGACCGACGGGGGCATCGATGAGTGATCGCAGTCTGCTGCCGCCCAGTGCCCATCGCTACGAACGAGCGCTCGACGATGTCACGGCCCGTCTCTCCGACGTGCCAGCACCGATCCGCCCGCTATGGAATCCCGACACCTGCCCGGCCGAACTGCTGCCGTGGCTGGCCTGGACCATGGGACTGTCGGCGTGGAAGTCCTACTGGCCCGAGTCCATCAAGCGCGAGCGTATCCGGCAGGCCGTCGAGATCCACCGTCGTCGCGGTACCAAAGGCTCGATCCGCCGCGTCGTCGAATCGTTCGGTGCCGGCGTTTCCATCCGTGAGTGGTGGCAGATGGACCCACCCGGCGAGCCGCATACCTTCGAGCTGGTCATGACAGTGCGCGGCGATAACACCGACGGCCGGTTACAGGAGGACATCATCGAAGAGGTCTGGCGCGTCAAGCCGGTGCGCGCTCACTTCACCTTTATCGCCGGCGTCGCCACCGAAGGTGGCATCGGCCACCAGGCGCCGTCAGACCACTCATCTATCGTCGACTCGACTTAATAGAGGAATGACATGGCTCTGAATCTGACAGTCACCGATGCCGGCCGTGCCGAGATCATCAACGCCTCGAACACCGGGACCGCCCAGGTCACCATCACCCATGTCGCCCTGGGTCGAGCCGGCTATCGACCGACCCCGGAGCAGACAGCGCTCCAGGACGAGATCAAGCGCGTCGACACCATCGCCGGGGATGTGGTCGCCGACGACACCATCAGTGTCACCGTGAAGGATGAAGGGACCGATGCGTATACCGTCCGCGAGGTCGGGCTGATCAGCAACCGGGGCACCCTGATCGCTATTGCGGCACAGAACAAGGCCATCATCGAGAAGACCCGCGACGCCACGCTGCTGCTGGTGTCGGATCTCGTGCTCAAGGATCTCGATGCCAACAACGTGACGTTCGGTGACGTCGTGTTCCTCAACCCGCCGGCGACGGAAACCGTCAAGGGGGTGGTCGAACTGGCCGATGAGACCGAAGCCTTGCGCGGCAATGATGCAAGGCGAGCGATGACCCCGGTTCGGGTTCACCAGGCGTTCAGGCAGTACGGGCTGGGCGGTGCCGGCGCGCATGCCACCGATGTCTCCGCTATAACCGAAAGTGGCTTTTACGCGCTTTACCGAAGCACCCGGAATGCCTTTCCCGGACAGAAATCCGGCGACACGCTGCTGCATGTCTCGTGGGGCAGCGGCCATCATGCCCAGTTGGGTATCAGCCAGAACAACGAGCTCTTCTTCCGGTATCAGGCCAACGGAACCTGGCAAGGATGGAACAAGGTCTGGCATGCCAGGAACATGGGGCCTGGCTCCGGGCTCAATGCCGACATGGTCGACGGCATCCAGGCCAGCGAGCTCCTCACCGACTCGGGCACTCAGACTGTCACGCTGACAGGCAAAACGGATGCGCTACGCATCCTAAAAAGCGCCCAGAACGTGGATGCCACGGCAGGGCTGCTGCTGACGGCCGACAATGATGATGGCCAACTGGACGTGGCCTTCGAGCTGCGTGGCGCTCCCGAGGCCACAAGCATCGACGAAAGCGCGCATAACAACTCCGCGCATACGCGCTTCGCCATTCTGGGAAGCGGTGAAACCTCATCGGCTACCCCCAGCTGGAGGCCAACGGCTATCGAATCGGGCGCCTGCCGGGCGGCGCCATGCTGGCCATCAACGGCCCCATCGCCGTACAGGGCCATGTGGTCTGGCATGCCGGGAACATGGGGCCGGGCAGCGGCCTTAACGCGACATGCTGGACGGACAACACATCGGTACTTCCGTAACGCCAACAATCTCAATGCGGGGACGGTCCCCCTTGCCCGCCTTCCCATGGCCCTGGCAAGGGCCTCGATGCCGACACACTGGACGGGCTGCATGCGACATTTTTTGCGCCCATCGAGAATGCCAACCTAATCGACCGGATATCAATACTGCCAAAGCCAGGGTCATCACCTTTGACAACCGCGAAGCCAAGACACTCGAAGGAAGCGATGGGACGCTGGCCTACGATGCTTCACAGGGACTGCTGGTCTTCCGGGATCAACAGATCGGCGATGCGTCAGGCGCGGGATTCTATACCGTACTGGACAGGTCGAATATCCGGGGTGGTGACAACATCGTCCTATCGGGGAACACGCCCAACGAAACGGGCACGACCCCGCTGACGATCGACGTGAAACAAGGCCCTGGTAGCAGGCTGAATGCCGACACGGTGGACGGCCTTCATGGTGCCCAGCTACTCCGGTCCGATGCCAACCAGAGCATGAAGCCGGTGCCAGCACCATCCTGAAAATACTGAGCGATGGCGGAGGGAAATCTCAGCTGGCATTGCACAGCGAAGGTGGGCAAGGAACCGGGCAGCTTTACGTGGGCCAGAACGAAACTCACGGAGGAGGCATTGAATATAATGGCGACGGCAAGCCAGAAACGACAGGTGCGGGCAGTGACTATGTCACATTATTTCGACGTTCAAGTGGGGTCGACTACTGGACAGCCAGAAACAAATATAACGACAACGCCTGGGAGTTTCGGGTAACCCCCAATGTCAGCGGAAACGATGTATGGCATCAAGGCAATATGGGTCCGCAAGTGGCCTCGATGCCGACAAGGTCGATGGCAAGCATGCCAACCAGTTTCTCCGTTCCGATGCGCCCAACCCGAGCATTCCTCTGGAAAACAAGGAGCAGAGGGATATTACTGACGATGGAGAGCTTTTCTGGGACAAATCAGCCGGTATCTACATACAGTCCAGCAATGCCAACCACAACCGCCCGGCCCTGGCGTGGACGAGTGCGAACGTCACGATAGGAAGCGGCCTGTCAGTCAACTACGACAGCGAAGACAAGCCCTCACTGAGTATTCCCCAGGGTCCGGCCAGCGGCCTGAATGCCGATCTGCTGGATGGCTATCATGCCCAGTTCTTCCGTGATGCCGGCAATCTGATCAATGGCACGCTCCCTAAGGGAAGGCTTGCGGGAACCTACAACATCGACATCGCAGGCAGCGCCGACAAGCTGGATGGTCAGCACGCCAGCAGTTTCGTCCGTAGCGATTCGCCGACCCGATTCGATGTCGGCCGAGGCGTGGTCAACGTCGAGAACCACGCTCAGGACAACCACAACGGCGCCGGCATCACACTGCGCACGTCCAGCAATCCCGGCAACGGTTCGCCCGGTGATGAGGTAGGCGCGATATTTGCCGTTCGTTCATCGGGCGATGCCCTCCGACTGTGGGTCGGTCAGTCGGTCACCTCGACCGGCGACAACGACTTCGAGACGAACAGGATCACGGCGACGGGGCCGATTTATGCGCAAGGTGACCGGGAGGTCTATCACACCGGCAACGTAGGGCCGGGAAGCGGTCTGGATGCGGATCTGCTGGATGGTAAGCACGCCGACAGTTTCGTCAGCGCCAATGAAGGTGTCGCCAGCCGCCTGCAAACATCCGGCTATTTCTACATGACGGACTATGACGATGCCGTCAGTGCCGAAACCGGGTGGGAGACCTTTGTTCGCGATGGCACCTGGTACATCCGTGGAAGGAGCAAAGAGAACCACGCTCTGGGCATCAGCTGGGAGCCATGCTGTCTGGCACCAGGCAACACTGCCAACGCCGTCGGAGGGCGGGAGCTGGCCGACAACACGGTCGAAATGCGCCACATGCGGGCCAATTCGATCGGGAAGAACCAGCTGAGATCGACCGGTGCTGAAAACGACTGGGTGGCTCTCCGTGTCGCATCGCGTGGGGTTGGGCAACTGGGGACCTATGCCTTTCTGGAGAGCCTGGATCGAACCACGCCCGGTATGACCAAACCGGCCAGCCAGCTGCGATACTCCAGCGCCTATAACGGCAGAGGCTACAGCTTTGGCCAAGGTTTGTCCGGGACGTGGCGATGCATGGGACGAGGCGAGGGAGGAGATTCTGACGGTGACGATGCAACACTCTGGCTGAGGATCGCATGATGGACTATCGCAACGCGCAATTTCTCAACGACGGCGGCATCGACTGCGAGATCCATCACCCGAACTGGGTGGATACCGATCACGCTACGCGAAGACGATCCGGATACCGCCGAGCTCCATGCCATCGCCAGGGCCAACGCCGCCCCGGCGCAGCCGGAACCGATGGAAAGCGTGGCGCGTGAACGTCGTCTCGCGATCGACACCGAGCGGGATCGGACCATTCAGGCGGGGATGCCCTACACATTCCCGGAGGGTAGTGAAGATGTGGTACAGATGCGCGATCGGGACCGCCCCAACCTGACTGCTCTGGCAGTCGAAGCCGAGCGCCTGATGGCGAAAGGGATAGCCGAGCCGATACTCGAGTTTCGCGCTGCCTCGAATCGCCAATACGTGATGACGCCCGAACAGATACTTGAGATGACCGACGCCGCCCAGGGTGGTACAAGGCCACACTCAAGCGCGCCTGGGATCTCAAGGACCAGATCGACGCGGCGGTTTTCGCCGATGACCGGGAGGCCCTGCAGGCCATTGAATGGGTGTAGCCAGCCTCTAGCTTGGAGTGCAATGATCGTGGCCTATGAAAGCCCGCCAAGTTGGCGGGCTTCCCTGCCTCTCAGGACTCCTTGAACTTCATCGGCCCCTGACCATTCGTTTTCACGGACTGGATCCCGTTCTCCCGGGCCGCGACGGACGAATACATCTCGCTGGTCCCGATCACCTGGCCATTCCCGGCTTTCAGATTGAAGTAGGGCTGGCCATTCTTCGCCTCTTTCCGGTCATAGCGGTCATCATTGCCGCTGTTGGTGCGGCACGATTCGATGCCGTTCTCCGCAGCGGATCGTGTCGTGTAACGCTCGCTGGTCAGAATGACTTCGTGGTTACCTGCCTTGAGCGTGAAGTGATACTGCCCATCGGTAGCCTGCTTGAGCTCGTAATAACCCGCCATCGTTCGGCCTCCATGTTGGTTGCATAGCCTGACCGTCCCCATCCAGCACGGACATGCTCCTACACTTTTAGCCGCCATACGATGACTCTGCCAGCACGCCCTCTCGTCCTGTCAGCAGTCGAGCCCTGATCTCCGTCGACACTACCGAGCGTTGTAGACCGCCTATCTACAACACCCATCGCTAGAGCCGCATCGCCTCCCGCGTAACGATGGCCACATCGGCAAATCTGGCCCATCCCACGAACCTGCGCAGGAGTCCCTCATGGCTCAGGATTATCATCACGGCATTCGTGTCGTAGAGATCAACGACGGCACCCGGCCGATCCGCACCGTCGCCACGGCCGTCATCGGCCTGGTGGCCACCGCCCCCAATGCCCAGCCGGGTACCACCGCGACGACCACGGTCGACTTCGCGGCAGCGGGCAGTGGTGTCCGGTTCACGGCGGCGTCCATCGGCTCGGACGGCAACCAACTTCGCATTCGCTATGTGGATCCCGGCAGCACCGAAGCGGGAATGCGGGTCACCGTGGACGGTACCGACATCAGCGTCAGTCTGGCCACGGACATCGACGGTATCATCACCACCACCGCTGACGAGGTCGTCACGGCCATCAATGGTGAGCCCGATGCCGCCGCTCTGGTGGTGGCCGCAAATACCGGGAATGGTACCGGCGTGGTCGCAGCGACCGGTTATCAGCGTTTCTCCGGTGGGCTGATGAGCCGTTCCCGTTGAACACGCCGGTCCTGGTCACCGATCCTCTCGGCGCCCAGGCAAGGCCGGCAGCGAGGGGACCCTGGCCCGCTCATTGGATGCCATCGCCGACCAGGCCAAGACCATGATCGTGGTGGTGCGCGTTGCGGAAGGTGCCAACGATGCCGAGACGAAAAGCAACGTCATCGGTGGCGTCGACACCAACGGCAAGAAAACCGGCATGCAGGCCCTGCTATCCGCCGAGCAGCACCTTGGCGTCAAACCGCGCATCCTCGGCGCCCCCGACCTCGATGATGCCGACGTCACGTCGGAATTCCTCGGTATCGCCAGAAGCTTCGTGCCTTTGTCTATGCCTCTGCCGGCGACAGCACGACCAAGGAAGAAGCCGCCATGTACCGCGAGAATTTCGGAGCTCGCGAGGTCATGGTCATCTGGCCGGCATTCACCGGCTGGGATACCGCCACCAACAGCACGCGCCGGCTGTCCGCCGTCGCGCGGGCCATGGGGCTGCGCGCCAAACTCGACAACGACGTCGGCTGGCACAAGACGCTCTCCAACGTGCCGGTCAACGGGGTGACCGGTATCGATGCCGACGTGTTCTGGGACCTGCAGGATCCGAACACCGACGCCGGCTACCTCAACAGCCATGACGTCACCACCCTGATCAACCGTGACGGGTATCGCTTATGGGCTCGCGCACCTGTTCGACCGATCCGCTGTTCGCCTTCGAGAACTACACCCGCACCGCCCAGATCATCGCCGACACCATCGCCGAGGCACACCTCTGGGCCGTCGACAAACCCATGCACCGAGTCTGGTGCGCGACCTCGTCGAGGGGATCAACGCCAAGTTCCGCGAGTGGAAGCGTCTCGGCTACCTGATCGACGGCGTCGCCTGGTTCGATCCCGAGATCAACACCCCGGAGGTGCTCAAGGCCGGCAAGCTCTACATCGACTACGACTACACCCCGGTTCCGCCGCTCGAAAACCTCATGTTCCAGCAGCGCATCACCGACCGCTACATGGTCGAGTTCGCCGACCGCGTCGCCGCTGCTGATAGGAGAACCCCATGGCACTTCCCAAGATCCTCAAGGACTTCAACCTGTTCGGCGATGGCAACAACTGGCAGGGCCAGATCAATACCATCAGCCTGCCCGAAATGACCCGCCGCATGGTCGAGTACGAAGCAGCGGCATGGACGGTCCGGTCGAAGTCGACATGGGCCACCAGCTCATGGAAATGACCTGGACGCCGGGCGGGCTGCTCGTCGACGGCCTCTTCGACACCTTCGGCTCACCGATCCACGACGCTGCCTGCTGCGTTTCACCGGCAGCTACGAGAGCGACGAGACCGGCGAGGTGCTGCCGGTCGAGATCGTCGTGCGCGGCCGTCACAAGTCCATCGGCATGGGCGAAGCAGAAAGGCGAAAACACCACCGGCGAGATCTCCACCACGCTCAGCTATTACAAGCTGGTCATTGGCGGGGAGGAAATCATCGAGATCGACAAGCCCGGCTACGTGTTCCGCGTGCGTGGCGTCGACCGCATGGCCGAACGCCGCCAAGCCCTGGGCGTATAACACCATGAGATCTTGTATCGACAAGCATGGCCTCTGGCCCACGGTAATCGCTTTCGTCTCCTGTTGTCTGGCAGTTTCAGCCGTCGCTATCGCCTGGCGCCTCCTGGACATCATCGCCGCCATGCAGGGAGCAACATGACACCCCAAGGCGCAGACCGTGCCGGTTCCCTTCTCGCCATTACCGCCCTGATGGGCGCCTCGCTCTTCGGCCTCGCCGCACTGCTATTCGCGGCGCGTGGCCTGCTTTGAAAACGACATCATCGGAGTGACATCACATGACCGAGCAAGCCCTAGCCTCCACGCTGCCCCAGGCCATCACTGAGACCATCACCCTCGACGACCCCATCCCGCGTGGCAAACAGACCGTCACCGAGCTGCAGATCCGCAAACCACGCTCTGGCGCGCTGCGCGGCGTCGCGCTCACCGACGTCCTGCAGATGCAGGTGGATGCCCTCACCAAGCTGCTGCCGCGCATCACCGAGCCCGCCCTGACCGAACCCGAAGTCCGCGCCATGGACCCTGCCGACCTGGTGCAATGCGGTGGTGTCGTGGCCGGTTTTTTGTTGCCACGCAAGACGCGCGAGGCCAGCGAATAGCACTCCCCGAATACGTCGACGACGCATGGCCGATCTGGCATGGTGTTCCACTGGGCCCGGCCGAGATGGACCCCATGGAGATAGAGGAACTGATGGACTGGCGTGAGCGCGCCCGCCGCCGCGCCGAGCCGCCCAAGAATTCCCACAAGTAAAGGAACGCCGATGGCCCGCGACCTCAAGCTGCAAGTCGTCCTGGATGCCGTGGACCGGGTCACTCGGCCTCTCAAAAAGATCACCCAGGGAAGCGGCAAAACTGCCGAGGCCCTCAAGGTCAGCCGCGAGCAACTCAAGACCCTGGAGCGCGCACAGAAGGATCTGCGCGGCTTCCGCGAGCTCAAGGAACAGAGCGAGAAGACCTCCACCGCCCTGGACGAACAGCAGCGCGAGATCCGCGAACTCTCCCGCCAGATGCGCAGCGCCGAGGGCGATACCCAGGCGCTGGGCCGCAAGCGCGCCCAGGCCATCCGCCAGGCCAAGAAGCTCAAGGATAGATACCGCAACGAACAACGCCAGCTCCACGAGCTGCGTGGCAGCATGACGCGAGTGGAAGGCGTCACCGGCAGCTACAGCGACCAGCAAAGACAGCTGGCCCAGAAAATCCGCGAAGCCAACGGCCAGCTCGAACGACAGAAAGATCAACTCAGTGCCATCGCCCGCCAACAGCGTGTCGCTGCCGATGCTGCCCGACGCTACCAACGTGCAGCCGGACGTGGTAACGCCATGCGCGGGACCGGTGCGGCAGGTGCCGCCGCCGGTGGCGTCGCACTCACCGCCATGAGCCATCAGCATTCAGCAACCAGATCGACAGTGCACGCCTGGCCGCTCAGTTCGGCGAGGACGAGCAGGAAGCGACTCGCTATCGCGACGTCATCACCCAGGTCTACCGCTCCGGCCGTGGCGAGAGCCAGGAACAGGTCGCCCAGGCAGTAAGCGACCTCGGAGCCGCTTTCGGTAGTCTCGAAGCTCAATCCACCGAGCAGCTCCGGGAGATCACCGAACAAGCCTGACGCTCTCTGACGTCTTCGGCATCGACGTCGCCGAGGCCGCGCAGACCGCCGGCATCCTGGTGCAGAACGGCCTGGCCAAGGACGCCAGTGCCGCCTTCGATCTGATCGGTCGTGGTTTTCAGGAGCTCTCCGGCGAGATGCGCCGGGAGCTGCCCGAGATCCTCCACGAGTACAGCACCAACTTCCGTGCTCTGGGCTTCGATGGGCAAGAAGCCATGAGCCTGCTGGTAGCCGCCGCCGAGCAAGGCAAGTTCGCGCTCGACAAGACCGGCGACGCTCTCAAGGAGTTCACCATCCGTGGCTCGGACATGAGCAAGGCCAGCCGGGAGGCCTACGAGACCGTCGGCTCGATGCCCAGCCATGTCAGACGCCATTGCTAGCGGTGGCGACCAGGCTCGCCAAGCCATGCAAACCACCGCTCAGGCAATCCTTGACATCAAGGACCCGGCCAGACGTGCCAACACCGCCATTGCGCTGTTCGGCACACCCATCGAAGACCTCTCCGTTGACCAGATTCCCCAGTTCCTCAAGGCGCTCACCAGCGCCGAGGATCGACTCGGCAACGTGGCGGGAGTCACCGACGACATGGCCGATACCCTGGACAATAACGCCGGCAAGGCGCTGCAACGCGTGCAGCGAGTCATCGCCGGCGAGTTCATGGGCGTACTCAACGACGTCGACGAAGACATCATCGCCATCAGCCACGCGGTCACCAGCTGGATCGACGAGAATCCCGAGTTGGCCGCCACCCTCACCAAGGTGGCGGCTGGTCTCGCTGCCTTGGTCGCCGTAGGCGGTAGCTTCCTGCTGGTGGCAGGGTCTCTGCTCGGACCGATCGCCATGGTCCGTTATGGCATGGAAATGTTCGGCCTCAAGACCGAAGGCGCCGGCAAGGAGACTAGGAAGGCCAGCAAGGGCGGCCTCAAGGTTCTCGGCGGAGCACTCAAATGGCTGGGACGCTCATCGCCTGGGTCGGCCGCGCTTCCTGCTCAACCCCATCGGCCTTGTCGTCACCGCCATCGCTGGAGCGGCCTATCTCATCTACCGCAACTGGAACCGGGTCGGCCCCTGGCTTACCGATCTCTGGCAGGGCATCAAGGCCCAGGCCTCGGCCATGTGGCAATGGTTCAAGCACATCGCATCGGCCGTCGGTGATGCCATCAAAGGCTACTTCATGAACTGGACGCTGCCCGGCTTGCTCATCCAGCACTGGGACACGATCAAGCCACGGCCAGCAAACTCTGGCAATGGTTCCAAGACGCGCCAAGCAATGCTATCGACGCCGTCGCCCGGATACTCGGCGATTGGGATCTCAAAGGGGTGCTGAAAGAGAAATGGACCGCCGCCATCGACTACCTCAAGGGGGTGCCGGGGCGCATGAAAGCCGCCGGCGCTGATCTTGCTCGCGGGCTGCGTGACGGTATCAGGGATAAAGCCGGTGACGTCTGGCAGGCGGTGACGGAAACGGCAGCCGGCACGGAGGTCTCCGCCCGTCGGCGCCTGAAGACGCATTCTCCATCGCGCGTGTTCATGGCCATCGGCCACGACACCATGGCCGGCCTGCAACGCGGTATCGCCGACAACGAACAAGCGCCCCTCCGTCAGGTCAGCCAGTTCAGCAGGCGCCTGCGCCAGGCCGGGGCCGGCATCACCATGGGAACCTTGAGCTTGCCGGCCATTGCTGCACCAGAGATTCCCGAACCGATCATCCCGACCATCGGCAAGCCAGCTTTTACAGTCCCTGATATGCCGGTCCTGCAAGGGCTGGCCGAACTGCAGCTCACGCTGTCCGAGTTCCCGGATATGGAACAACGCCTGGAGTGGCCGGAGTTGCCGTCACTGCCTGAATTGACGGTGCAGTTGCCGGACCTGCCACACCTGCAGGTGGAAACGCCCGGGCGTATCGCCATCGACCGCCGCCCCCCGCTCCAGGCCCCCGGCGGCGGTGGTGATGTGTACGTCACCACCGGCAATATTCACGTGCATGCCGCCCCGGGCATGGACGAGCAGATGCTGGCCAGGATGGTCAACGCCGAAGTCCGGCGGGCTATCGTGGACGCCAGCCACGAGACCGCCGCACGCCGGAGGAGCGCTATGTGGGATCTTGATTAGTGCCGTTTGAGGATACCGCTTGCCCCACCGCCTGAAAGATAGCCCAGATCAAGTTGATGGAAATTCCGATCATTGAGGAAAACAACAATGTTACCGGCCCGAAAATCGCCGCTTGCCCCGGCTCATCGCCTCCTGGGATATCAATATCGGCAGGAATCAACGCAACAAGCTGGAAGATACAGCCATGAACACAGAGAAGAGAGCGGCCAACGCTATCGGGATATTCATGGTCTTCGTGATCTTCAAGTATCCGATCATCAATACAGCCATGCCCACATAGGCCGAAGGATCAAGCTCCTTAACCTGAGCCATGAACTCAACATCTGTTGGCGAATAATAAAAACTCACATAGGCCGAGGCGATCTGAAGCAGCAACATGCAGGCAAGGATTTGAGTCGAAAAAATCCGGAAGAGCTTTGCTGTTGGTGATTCATCAACCGCCTTACCACACCGCCATTTCCGTTTTAGATACTGCAGGAGTCCCTTCATGATGATGTCCTTTGGCATGTTCGTTTTCGGCCTCTCCACAGCCGCGTACCAGGAACTACAGCGTCAGACCATCTGGCGCCACCAGGCCCAGGCCCGAGTAGGCCGGCGTCCCGCCCGCCAGTTCCTAGGCCCAGGCAAGGATACCATCACCCTAACTGGTACCTTGCTCCCCCAGTTTACCGGCGGCCAGCAGAACCTCGACCAACTTCGGAGCATGGCCGATCAAGGCGCTGCCTGGCCACTCATCGAAGGAACGGGTCGGTACTACGGGCTCTATGTCATCGAGTCCCTTAACGAACGGAAATCGAACTTCATGCGCGATGGCATTGCTCAGCAGATCGAGTTCGACCTCAGCCTACAGCACGTCGACGATGATGAACCGGATCGGCTGCCCAGTGATGCCAGCATGCGCGCCATGCTCGGAGGCTGGTTGGAGGTGGGAAGTGAATCTCCTGCGCCATCCGGGACGCCCCGCTCGAATGCCGGATTACCACATCACCCTGGCCGGACAGCAGATCAGTCCGCAAATCGACGCCCGCCTGCAGCGTCTGCGACTGACCGATCGGCGGGGCTCGAGCCGACCAGCTCGACCTGACCCTGGAGGACCACGACGGCCGCCTCGCCCCGCCCCCACGTGGAGCCGAGCTGCACCTGGCCATAGGGTGGAAAGGCCAACCGTTGGTGGATCGCGGTACCTACATCGTCGACGAGGTAGAGCACTCCGGCGCGCCGGATGTGCTGACCATCCGCGCCCGCTCGGCGGATATGCGCCAGGACTTGCCCGGCAAGCGCACCCAGAGCTGGGACGAGCTGGCCCTGCGCGACATCATCACCACCATCGCCGACCGACACGACCTTACGCCCAGGATCGGCGACAGCCTGGGCGACATCTTCCTCAAGCATATCGACCAGACCGAGGAATCGGACCTGCATTTTCTCACTCGCCTGGCCGAACGCTTCGATGCCATCGCCACCGTCAAGGCCGGCAACCTGCTCTTCATCCCGAGGGGACCGGAACGACTGCCAGCGGGGTGGCATCCCTCGACCACGCTCACCCGGCAGGTTGGTGATCGGCACCGCTACGTCGTCACCGATCGCGACGCCTATAGCGGCGTCATCGCTCACTGGCACGATCCCGATGCCGCTGAACGCCGAGAAGTCGTCGCTGGTACTGACGATAACGCTAAGCAGCTGCGACCGACCTATGCCACCGAGGCGGACGCTTTGGCCGCCGCCGAAAGTGAATGGCAGCGCCTACAACGCGGCGGAGCGGTTTTCAGCCTAGATCTCGCCGAAGGCCGTCCTGAGCTCTACCCCGAAACCCCCGTCACTCTCAACGGTTACAAGACCGAGATCGACGCCATCGACTGGCTCATCACCGAGGTCAGCCACGACCTCAGCGATCAAGCGCTTACCAGCTCGGTGAAGATGGAGATTCACGGGTAATAGGGTTATCGGGGTTGTCGGGGTTATTAAAACCTTGCTCTCTAGAACTCATGGGGTTATTATAACCCCACAAGCAGACGACGGGGAGCCGGAGGTGAAAAGCAGTGAACTGATCAAGGAACTGGAAGCGGATGGCTGGACGTTGGATCGCATCAAAGGCAGCCATCACCACTTCCGGCACCCCTCCAAGCCTGGAACCATCACGGTGCCTCACCCGAAGAAGGACCTGAAAAAGGGCTTGATACAGGGGATCAGGAAGCAAGCCGGCCTCATATGAGCCGGTCACCACCGGCACACCACAGGAGATACGACATGCACTACCCCATCGCCGTTGAAGTGGGTGACGAACATCACGCCTATAGCGTGGCCGTACCCGACCTGCCGGGCTGCTTCTCGGCGGGCGACACCTTTGACGAGGCAGTCAACAACGCACGCGAGGCCATCGAGGGTCACCTCGAGAGCTTGGTCGATCATGGCGATCCCATCCCTTCGGCCAGTGCCATTGAGCAGCACCTGGCGAATCCCGACTATGCCGGCTGGGTATGGGCCGCAGTCGAGATTGACATGACCCCCTATCTGGTAAAAGCCACAAGATCAACGTCACCCTGCCCGACCTGCTCATCAAACGCATCGATAGCGCCGTCGCGAGTCATGGAGAGTTCAAGAGCCGCTCCGGCTTCCTGGCCCGTGCGGCCCTGCATGAGCTCGAGCGCAGAGCGGGCTGACACCCAGGCTTCCCACACAAGCGCCCCGGCCATTGGCCGGGCGCTTGTATCTACCTGATCCTCGACGAAAACCACTTACACTTGCGTGTTTGACACTTCGGGGCATAAGTAGTCCCTTAGAGTGCGACAAGTCCAATCGCAACATCGAATGAGATGACTGTCAGTACCGGGACCTTCTGAATACCAGCTAGAGGCACCGTCAGGAAATGTGGCCTGAAACGGATCCCCGAGCACATTGAGGAGATCGTCCGCTCATGCTGGGAAACAGCACCTTCCCGAGTGGCCGGCCTCACCGCCGAAACCTACGCTGCAGATTGCCGTACCAGACTTACCACCACGCCTCGAAGGTCCGACAGCCGGGCCAGATCGACTCCCGCGGACCGGCAGTGGGGATTAATCGCATCCTCCCACCGATTCGGTGGCTGCGGAACAGCCGTTGCTCGCCATCCAGCTCTATTACCACCAGGTCATCGTGTTGAACGGGCTTCTGCTCATCGACCACCAGCAGGTCGCCTTCCACCAACGGGCCACCCACGCCGGCATCCTCGCTCACCTCCACCAGATAGCAGGTCGGCTTTAAGCGCGCCAGGTCATAGCCCTCCAGGGCGGGGTGGTCGATGCCCAGACATGCTGGGCCAGGTAGTTCACTCGCATGTCGTCCCTACAGTTCTGATTGTTCCCCAGCCGCGATACGCCGGGTCCGGCCACCTGCGGCCCATGGGGATTTCTCATATTAGCGTTTGCCTAAGGGCATATTGTTGCTGAATACTGTATAAAACAACAGATTCTGACAAGAGACACGATCACCCCATGGCACAGCATAGAGCCGCAGCCAGGCTCAGATTACGATGTCGTCTATGCCTCTCACCCACTGAGTAATGAGGAAGGGATATGCTCGCAACAAACCATGGACGAGAGATGAACTGATCCTCGCGCTGAACCTCTACCACCAGCTCCCGCCATCGAGGTTCAACACCGATGACCCCGCCATCCTTGAGCTCAGCGAGCGCCTTCGAGAGATCCCGCCCATTGACGGCGAGACCCGTGACGCCGACTACCGCTCTCCCGGCAGCATCACAATGAAGCTGGCGAACTTCTCGGCCATCGATCCCGATACGACGAGTGGGCTGTCCGCGCATAGCAAGATGGATCAGCAAATATGGCAGGAATTCAGCGGCGATCAGTCGCGACTGGAGAAGCTAGCTACCACTCTCCGGACGCACCTCCAGGAGGGGGAAACGACCTACCTGTCAAGCGAAGAAGAGTCGGACGCAGAAGCCCAAGAAGGTCGCGTCCTCACCCGCACGCACCGATCGCGCGAGCGCAACCGCAAGCTGGTGGAGAAGAAGAAGGCGGCTGCGATGAAAGCTCAAGGCCACCTGGCCTGTGAAGCCTGCGGATTCGACTTCGCAACGGCTTACGGCGAGCGTGGTGAGGGCTTCATTGAGTGCCATCACACCAAGCCCCTCGAGAGCCTACAGCCTGGCGAGAAGACGCGCTTAGCCGATCTGGCGCTACTTTGCTCGAACTGCCACCGCATGATCCACGCCAAGCGCCCATGCTCAGTGTGGAAGAACTGCGAGCCATAGTGCGTTAGAAATATGTGGCCTAGCTGCTCGATGCAGAACCGAAAACGTTATAGAATGCGCTCCATGATTGGAGAGTTGTGCACATGATCGAAGCCGTCGACCTGTTCTGCGGAGCCGGAGGCCTCACCAAGGGCCTACGTGACGCCCATATCCTCGTCCGTGCAGGCTACGACATCGAGTCGTCCTGCCGCTTCGCTTACGAATGGAACAATGCCGCTACGTTCATGGACAAGGACGTGGCGCAGGTCACTCCTGACGAGATCCAGAGTTGGTACAAAGATCCCAATTCGATTCGCCTGCTTGCTGGCTGTGCGCCTTGCCAGCCCTTCTCGACCTATAACCAGGGCCGAGATACCAGCAAGGATGCCAAATGGCCCCTGCTGCGGGCTTTCCGCGACTTGATTGAGGGAGTGAGGCCCGAGCTGGTGACCATGGAGAACGTGCCAGATGTTACCAAACATGACGTCTATCACGAGTTTGTCGCCATCCTAAAGAGCCTGGATTACCACGTCGATGCCGGCACCGTTGCTTGCGTGGATTACGGGCTTCCGCAACAGCGTCGCCGTCACGTCCTAATCGCCTCCAGGCTTGGGCCGATCAAGCTCATGCCGCCGACTCATCGCGATACGCCGGTATCAGTGGAACAAGCCATCGGCGATCTGCCCGAAGTTGCCGCTGGTGAGTGCCACCCGGAAGACCCAATGCATAAGGCTGCCAGGCTATCGGACCTCAATATGAGAAGGATTCGCGCTTCCACGCCAGGAGGTAGCTGGAAAGAGTGGCCAGAGGAGCTCATCACCGGCTGTCACAAACGTAGCTCAGGCCGCACTTATCCCAGTGTCTATGGGCGCATGAAGTGGGAAGATCCTAGCCCCACCATGACGACGCTGTGCTATGGGTATGGCAATGGTCGATTTGGCCACCCCAAACAGGATCGAGCGATAACGCTTCGTGAAGCGGCCATGCTGCAATCGTTTCCGCGAAACTATCTATTCACTGAGCCGGACAAACCCATTCACTTCAGAACGGTCGGCCGGATGATCGGAAATGCCGTGCCAGTTCGACTGGGTGAAGTGATTGGCCTCAGCTTCCAGCGTCATGTTCAAGAGATGCAGGAGCAGGGGGTAACCCGAACTCCCGACGTAGCCGCGACTCCAGCGTAGCAAGATCGCGCGTCTCACACTCCCACACGACCAGCACCCGCCACCCCAATGCCCGCAAGGCTTCCTCCTTGCGGGCATCGCGTTCTATGTTGGCTTGGAATTTGGGCAGCCAGTAAGCCTGATTCGTCTTGGGTGTCGATGCATACTTACACCCCCTGTGGCGATGCCAGAAACAACCGTGTACAAAAATAGCTGTAGAGAAACGAGCCAGAACAATGTCAGGTGTTCCCGGCAAATCTTTCTTGTGGAGACGGTATCTTAATCCAAGACCATGAAGAAGCCTCCTCACCACCATTTCAGGAGCAGTGTCCTTATAACGAACAGACCTCATCCTCTTTGAAGCTATTTTTAGGCCCATTAGTTTACATATCCTGTAATATCTCATCAATTCTAGATACTGACTGAGATGCCTGAAGATATTCTTCGTACGCTGCATAAGCTTGACGAACTATTCCCTGATAGGTCAGAACCCTGCCATTTATTTGTTTCAATCTATTATCGTGAAGCGCGTGAAAACTTGGGCTTTTATCCACCACAAAAATAACATCGATATACGGATCAGGCTCTCCTGTAGGGGATTCGTCAGGATGCTGAGAAAAATACTCCTTCAGAGCCAGATAATACTTTTCACCTTGATTAATAAGCTTTTCAGCATTAACAGTCAGTCCGGGCTTCTTCAACTCCATCACTATAAAACGCCCCGAAGTATTCCTGTAGCCAATATCGAACCTCGCACCTTCGTCCGTATCAGGGACGACCTCCCTCAAGTATTTGGTCAAAGTTTTCTCTGTGTGAGTTTCATATTGTTTGTACTCCCACCTAGAATCCACTAGCCAAAGATTTTTATATATATGATCCTGCACAATCTTTTCTTTCACAGAATCATGCTGCGCCTGATCAAGCTTTTTAACAACAGCAAGCCTTTGACTTGTAATCTGCCAATAAAGGGAAGCTTCAAGGTCTTGTACGTCAAGCATTACGTCACGAAATGCCTCAAAGCTTTTGGAAAAGTCTATATTATCTATGGCTTCCAGGTTATAATTTAGCTTTAGCTTTTCAAAAGCCATTATCTGGGATTTGAGGACCTCTCTTTTTTGCTCTTTTTGCCCCACAGCAGTGCCGGTAAAGCGCATTGTATTCACCTTATCAACAACTGCTTTGCGCGCCGCCGCAAGTTCCTTGGCAAGGATTGTAGCCAATCATCAACTTTTGGAAATTCTTTAACTATTTCTTCTGCGCCAATTTCTCGACGCCACTCATCCCAATCTTTAGCGATCTCATTCATCCTAGTTTGAATGTAGGCCACAAATTCTTGGAACCTAGGATCATTTTCCTGAACACCTTGACGACTACTAACGGCAATATCAGCTGATCATTATCATCAATTACATTATAGCGAAGCTCGCCAACCAGATAGCTATTAAAAACTCTTGAATCGTCAAGCCGCCCCTTAACGTCTTCTTCAAAAATCCTACCATTAGCAAGTAGCGTAATGACATTATTGTTATCATCGTCAATTCTTAACTGATCTGGCTTATGAACGCTAGCAATAAACCCTGTAACAGGATAACCTGAAGCAGTCACACCATCGAAAGACTTTCTCTTCCTTAAATTTGTACAAAGTTCATATGTTTCAGGTTCATCAGACCCAAATGTCCACAAAAACTGGACTGCACTATAAAACCCTCTGTCCGCCAGCCTTACAGGAGCACCATCTATATTAACTTTAAAACCTTCTTTTTCTCCAATAACACTAAAACGTCTAGCTATTCTCTTCCTGAAAAAAGCTGATGCGTTGGTAATACGATTCTGCAGCTGCCTAAGATACAACACAGTACCGTGCTCAAGCCCTTCTACACCTGGATATTCTGAAAAATCTTCAATGGGAGTGGTGAAATAATCTTCTTTTTTCTCAATCTTCTCCTTGAGGTCTTTAACATAGATTATAAAACCTTCAAGCTCTCCCCCCTCCTTTTTAGTAATAACATGAACTTCATGAGAGAGCGAAAACATAGCCAACTTCCCTATCCCTTTTCTTCCCATGCACTGACGACCATTGGGTGTCTCCTCTTCGCCATGATTACGTCGATCATAACCCACGGTAAGAAACTTATCCTCAAGGGCCTCGGAATCCATTCCATGGCCATCGTCCGATATCTCAATCTGGGCTTTAGAGATATTCACGTCTACAGTAGTTGCATCTGCATCCCACGCATTCGCCACAATTTCCGTAAGCACCGCAGGAGTATTGCTATAAAGACCTATTCCGAGGTGATTAAGAACATTAAGATCAACAGAAATTTTATAACTATGTCCACTCATTTCCTGCTCCTTATAACTCAATTATTAGAGCACAAAGATATATGATTTATTAACTAACCCGCCCAACCCGAATCTCGCACCGCCCCAGGATCTCCACGTCTTTCATATCCTGCGGCTTGATCAATCCTTTCTCATAGCGCGGGTTGTCACTGATCAACAGCCAGACACAACCGGCAATGTGCTGTTCCACAGCTCGAATAATCATTCAGGCAGCTCACCGGTATTCAGCAACCAGAGGAAATCGGACTCATCAAGCACTGCCACACCCTGGCCCTGCCCCTTACGCAGTTTGGCCGGGCCCGCATTGAGGCCAGTGCAGATGAAGCTGAGAGCTTGGGTGACCGTCTTTCGTAGCTGCATGCCTGCATCAGCCGCGGCGGTCTCCAGCTCGGCGCGGCGCGCTTGGGGAAGCCTGTAAAGAGAATCTCAAGAGTATCGTGTGGCGACTTGGTCGCAGGAAGTGCCGCACTGGCCGCGACATGAGCCGGCATCTCGATGGGTTTCAGCAGAGAGGCGCCTTCATGCACCGCCAGGATGCGGTCGCGCCGAAAGGTTCGCAGCCCTCGGTCCTGGCTGCATACACCTTTGAGCAACCAGCCATCATCCTTCCAGGACGTGAGCTCGCGCTCAGAGACATTACCCTTCGCATCCTGATAAACAAAGACAAGGGGCGCCATTCCCTATTCTCCCTACGCAAAACGGCCTCTTCCGGGCTTGGGTAGTCTCAGGCGCGGGTATTGCTATAACGCATTAATGCAACAACACGCCCATGGTTAGAAGATCTTGCCGATTCGCACCTCGCACCGCCCCAGGATCTTCACCTCGCGCATCTGCTCGGGGCGGATCATCTCGGGCTGGTAGCGCTCGTTATCGCTGATCAGATACAGCGCGCCACCAGCCAGGCGCTGTACCCGCTTGATGCGGCGTTCACCGCTGATCATCAGCAGAAACACGCCTTCCTGCCGAAAATCGGTGTCGCCCAGGTTGACCAGCACCCAGTCGCCGTCGGCCAGGGTGGTTTCCATGGAGTCGCCACGCACCTTGATGCCGGCAACCCGCTCAGGGCGATCCCCATGGCGGCAAGCTGTTCTTCCGGGAAGTACAGCTGTCCTCCACACGCTCCTGCTCCAGCGAGCGGCCGGCGCCGGCTGCACCTTCCACATCGTAGAGGTTCACCGGGCTAGGCCTGGTCCCGGCGTGGCTGTCGCAGGTACTGGCGTGCCATCTTCAACGCGGCAAGCCGAATGGGAACCATTTGAAGAGCTAACCGAACGGTTCCCAGTGAGGAGGTACTGAACATCTACCCCGCGCTAGCAATCGACGATAGGTAGTCTGCTTTCGGGCTGCGTTGGTCACCTTCGTACAGCATCTGAGTCTTCTTGGTAACTGAAGCGAGATCGCCGAACTGTGTCTGACTTAGACCCAGACGTTCCCTCTCCTCACGCAGCCGATCGCCAATAGACACCATTCGGTATTACCTTCTCTTGACAATGGATACCGTTTGGTTCCATTATTTAAATCACACGCACACACACAGGACCACACTATGCCCCGGCCTATCACCCGCGAGCAAGCGAGGGCGGAGCTGAACCGGCGCGGTATGACAGTCGCCGGCTTCTGCCGAGTTCACGACCTCAACCAGAACCTGGTCTACGACCTGCTGGCCGGCCGCAAGAAAGGACTGCGGGGCGAGGCCCACCGTGCTGCTGTGCTGCTCGGCATCAAGGATGGCGTCATCGATGGTGTCGAGGATTTCCCCCCAAGTCCGATCGCTGAGCCGAACAAGGAACTGCCGCCATGTATCAGGACGTCAAGCGCATTCGCACCCGCTATGCCGCCATCAACCTCGATGAACAGGAACGCAAGCTGATCGATGCCTGGTGGAGTACACCGGCGAATCGAAAGCCACCCTGCTGCGCCAGTTGGTGCTGAAGGAGGCGCTCGAAACGCTGGGCGCCGGCGACCTGTATGCCTCCACTCTCGCTAAGCGCGCCCAATGAGGACAGGCCCCCAAAAGGTCCCCAAGGAGCACCGCATGCCGCGAACGCCCGACGAAATGCGCCTGCCGCTGGACGCCGAGCTCGAGCAATACCTCGAGGCCGTGCGTGACAGCGAAGGGCTCGAATCGCTCGACCAGGCTGCGGAGTGGCTACTGCGTCGCCGCCTGCGCAAGGGCACCACCGGCCTCACCGGACGCCGCCGTGCCATCTACCCATCCATCAACCAGGAGGTCATTGGTGAGGATCACCTGCCGCACTGCCAGGAACGCGCCATCACGCGGACCAGCCGGCGGCCGTTACCGGTGCTCTACGAGGTCTTCGCCCAGTGCACCAATCCGCACTGCAGCTGGAGCGGCAAGCTGCTGGTGGAGTTCGTTACCACCACCAATCCCAGCCGGACACCTGTGCCGATATCAGCATCCCGGTCGAACCGCGTCGCGCCGGGTTCTGATCGAGCAACTCGTGCCAACGCAAAGCTGAGGTATCTCATGACGATCGACATCCATCACCCTGCCGGCGGCAACGGTCTGGCCCCGCACCTCGACCCTGCCAATCTGGCCACTGCCAGACTCTGGCAACACCAGACCATGCGGCGCTGCGATGCCCTCCAGGACAGTATCAGGCACCTTGTCACCGAACGCGGCTTGACCGAAAGCATCGCCGAAGACGCCACTCTGCAGGCCTTCGCCGAACTCGAGGGCATCAACAAGCGTCATCACATCGACATCGATGCCAGCACATCGCGCCTACTGGTCCTCTGGACGCCTGCCGGCGAACGCATCGCACTCACCATTACCGACCTGCTGGCCCTGGTTGCGCCAACGTCCCTGGCGAGAAGGGCCTCACGTTCCAGCCCGTTGGCCACCGCCTGCGGGTCCTCGACCACATCGAGCATTGAGCTACCACGCTCCGGGAGGTAACCCCATGTCTGCCGATATTCGACCGTTTCCCGCACCGGCCCGCCTCAGTCTGCACCCGTCCAGCAGGACCGCGGCGAATGGGCGCCTTACGTGCCGAACTGCACAACCGCTGTGTCGACGAGGATCTGGCCGCGCTGTGGGCCAATCTTGCCAGCGGCGAGCGCCGTACTCTGCTGGCCAGTGCCCGGGTGTCGGCAGACCCCCGTGTCGCCATCCAGGAGCTGCCCAAGGCCGACCGTCAAGCACTGCGCGCGGCAATCACGCGGATGAGTCAGTACGCCGCCCGGCTGCGCGATCACCTTACCGGCAACCGACCGCATCCCAGCCGCGAGCTGGCCGGCCATGCCCGTCAGGCCCTTGATGAGGCAACACCGAGGCTGCCCGGCATTGGCTGGCCATCATCGAGCGGGGAGTCGCCTGATGCTCCTCACCACCCTGAACGCCATCTTCCTCGCCCGCCTGGAGCTGCACCGACATGTCCTCCACCTGCGCGCGGGGGGCCAAGTGGAAGCCGCCGAGGAGCTCGGCAAGGCAACGCACCAGTTGGGTCAGCAGGTTTTCGAAGCTGAGCGAGTCGTCAGGAAACATCGCATTGAATCCCACTGTACCGGTCCCCTACGGGCCGCCGACGAGGAAGTGCACTGATGGAAATCGTCACCGTCAGGACCCGCTGCAACCGCGCACTCGCTCTTGCGGAGAACAACGTCCAGACAAGGCGGGCGATCGAGGTGATCAAAGAGATGTGGGACCAGGCCCAGGCGCAGATCGTCAAGATCGAGAGCTGCCTCGCAGAGGACCCTTCTGCCAGATGCCACTGGATCATCGGGAATACCTCAATACTCGCATGGAGGTTTCCACCAACTGGAGGCCGCCTCCTCAACGCCTGGAGGGAGATTGCCGGCTCCTTCGAAGAAGAGGAAAAGGATCAGGGATGAGTGCCAGGAACGCGCCTTCGAGCACAGCTCGCGCACTCGGGATTGCCGCGAGTTCCTCGACAAGATCTGGAAACGCTTGCCCAGCCTCGCCGAGCCGCTCGCTGAGGGATACGTCCACGTCGCCAAGCGATACGGCCACGTTGCAGCCAACACCTGCTGCGCCACAACACGCGGGACCTCGTCGATCCGGGTCATATCTACCGCCGATTCGCGCCGATTGCGCGTGACCTCAAGCGCGGTGCCGCCTCCCTATGCCGCCTCGAGCCGACCACTATCCAGGCATCCAAGCCGCCTGCCACTGGCTGGCCAGCGTCGAGAAGCGCCTGACCGTCGGTGGCTTCAACGCCAGCCATGACGATGACGCCCTTGTCCGTTATGCCGAAGCCCAGGCCCGTGCCGCCGAGGACGAACGTCAGAAGCTCATCGGCAGCATCGCCCAGTACAACCGCCGTCGCCTGTATGGCCTATTGCCGCCGGCACCGCCCGAAGTCACGCCCCAGGGCGAGACGCTCTCTCAGCGGCTGCGCGACTACCATGAGCATCTTGCCCGCTCGCGCAACGCGCTGTCACCGCCGCTTTCCTGCATTCCGCTGCTGGCCGTCTCTCGCTGGCACTATCGTCCGCCGATGAGCCTGAGCGTGGCCAATCACATGGCCCTCAAGGCAGCCCGCCGCCGCGCTGCCGCCCACGGCATCGAGCCCCCTTCCCCGCGTCTGGATGAGTCGGTCCAGCTGGCCAAGCTCACCTGCTCACAGTGGTGGCGCCGTAAGCTGCGCCGTACCGCCGGCCGCCGCCTCGAGCAGGTACAGCGCGAGTCCCATCGCGTCCACAAGCGCGCCGGAATCTATTGCAGCGACATGACGGTCGAGCGCCGCCGCTCCCAGAAAGTCCGCAACCGGGCGCTGCTCGAGACCCTCGAGCCATCAACCAGGAGGCCAGGTCTACACCCTCGCAGAACTCGCCGAACTGGGCCTGGCCAACCCCGATCATCGCCGCGCCGAACTGATGCTGCGCATCAACGACACCGAGGCCGAAGCCCGCCGCCTCGGGCATGTCGGCATGTTCTACACCATCACAGCGCCGAGTCGCTTTCATCCGGTGCATGAATGCAATGCGCGGCGTAACCGCAAGTACGACGGCTCAACCCCGCGTGAGGCCCAGCAGTATCTGCAGGCGCTGTGGGCCAAGCCCGTGCCAAGCTCGCCCGCGAGGAGCTGGGCGTCTACGGCATTCGCGTGGTCGAGCCCCATCACGACGGCACCCCGCACTGGCACCTCTTGCTCTTTATGCAGCCGGGCGCCGAGCCGCGCGTCACCGGGATCCTGCGCGAATACGCCGAGGCCGAATCTCCCGAGGAGCTGTTCGACCGTTGGGGATACAAGACCACAGCCCGCTTCGATGTCGAGAAGATCGACTATTCCCGGGGCACCGCAGCCGGCTACGTCGCCAAGTACATCAGCAAGAACATCAACGGCGAGCAGTTCGCTCGTGACAGCGTAGAGGGCGACAACCTGGACCATTACGGCCATGACCTCAGCGAGAGCGCCCCGCGCATCGAAGCCTGGGCGGCCACCTGGGCATTCGCCAGTTCCAGTTCCTCGGCCTGCCCAGCGTCACCGTCTGGCGCGAGGTCCGCCGCCTCACCGAGCAGCAGGAGGACCAGCTGCGCCGGTGGGAAGAAGCCACCCGGCCCACGCCGCAAGCGTCATCACGCCTCGCCGAGATCCGCCAGGCCGCCAATGCCGGCCAGTGGGATCAGTTCTTGCGCCTCATGGGCGGCCCCAACACGCCGCGCCGCGAACAGCCCATCAAGCCCTGGCGCGTAACGCGCATGGACACCGGCCGCGATGAGTTCAGCCACGCCACCGGCGAGGTTGCCCAGGGCCTCGAGCCCACGGTCGCTACGGCGAAACCGTCAAGACCACCTGGGGTCTCGTCGTCAACGACGGTCGTGGCCAGCAGGCCGAATACCTCACCCGGCTGTATCGCTGGGAGATCCGTTCCCGCCACCAGCGGGCGGGGGGTCAGGGAGCCGGCGCAGCCGGCGACCCTTGGACTTGTGTCAATAACTGTACGGGGGTGGATATCACGCCCCGCCAGCCTCACCGGAGGTGCTCGCCGAACAGGTCAAGCGTTTCGAGGAATGGCGACGAAGCGACGAAATACGCGCCATCGAGGAAGACGCGACTTTCGAGGCCCGAGAAGTTCGCGCCGCCGCCCGGCGGCTATTCCAACCACCACCGCTGCCCGCGCAGGAAGAGTTCTTCCCGCCGGAGCTGTGCTGATAACCACCAGGAGGACGACATGCGCAGGAAACGCATCGATCGGGCCGTTCCGCGCGGCATCCTGCAGGACGCCGGCGAGCTCGAAGTACTCACCGAGAATAGCGGCCAAGTACATCACCGACATGCCTTGGTCATCGTCTTTGACAGTGAAGACGAGCTGCGAAAGGCCATCACAGCTCATTGTTGTGCCTACCGCGATGGTCAGTTAGTACAGGAGATGAAAGCCAATGGCTGACAACGCGGATTTCGCCACCGACC